TATATTTGGGCTAATTCCAGTTTTTTTATAATAAATATCAATATCATGATCCATCACATCTGTGTAAATTTTTTCAAGTCGAGGAAATGTTTGTCTGGATATATTATTCAAAAATACATCTTGGTCACACAATCTTAAAATAGCTATCTCTGTGTATGGAAATTTCATACCCATGAGGTTTACATTACTTGATAAATTATCAAATAAAACATTTGTATTTATACACTTCATGTCATTTGATGGAATAGATGGACTGGATTGAACACAAGCTGTATTGAAATGATGAAACCTCGCCAATTCCTCTTTGTGTTCATCATTTGGAAAATTAAATAAACGTAAAAACAATGATGGGTCAATTGTTTTTTTTTTTATTTGGGGTATAGCAGTTGATGCTGCGCGCAATCCAAGTCGAGAAAGCATTTTTAATTTGTAATGATATTACAGTTTTAAAAAAATAAATCAAATTTTTTTAACACAAAATAGATTAATACTGAATAAATTTTAATTTTATTTGTCTCCCAATAATCCTGAAGGTAATTCTTGATGTTTGTCATTTTCAACAAAATTTGAAATAGGACTTGTATTGGAGGAAATCCTTGAACTATTGTCATCTATAATTTCACCTCCACCAGTTTTATTCAATTGTTGGTTTAAATGATTATAATTAAATTTATTTACAACCTGTAGTCCAATTGGTAATGTTAAATTCATTAATGTATCAGCCAATGATTTTTTTTGTTCGCTCATCCTTTATTTTTATATAACAAGAAAAAAAATAACATCAACAATCTACATACCAACAATCTACATACTGACAATCTACATACTGATAATCTACATACTGACAATCTACATACTGACAATCTATATACTGACAATCTACATACTGACAATCTATATACCAACAATCTACATACTATTACTTTTTCTTTAAAACCAATCTCTCGAATTTTAATTGTTTGCTTTTATTTTTTGTTCGCTGATTTAACATGAATGTCATAATATTATCTGCGATTTGCGCACATTTTGTTGAATTCATATGTGGATATTTTTGAATAAAATATTTTTCTAAATTGGTTTTTACAAATTTTTGATTAAATGGTGACGTTTTTTCTTTTTCTTCCATAAATAATGAAAATGTTGAAGAATTCACATTGTAATTTTTTTTTTGAATATGGTTAGTGGAAGCATATTTAATAATTTTTTTACGTTCTTGATTGCGAAGTTTTTCAACAGATTTAATTTTTGGTTGATAAGTCATTATGTAGTCGTCGTATTTTGCGTAATTTGCTAATGATTGGTTTAAATTAAATGGTTCTTTGGTTTCTTTTATTTTTTTAGATTGTTTTTTATTGGTTGGCATTTTTTGCAATATTACAAACAGAATAAATTTCACAAAAAATCGACATTTTATGAAATTAATTTTATCGTAATTTTATCGTAATTTTACAATGAACCAGTCTTTTAAAAAAACTATTTAGTTGTCACAACCAGTGTGAATTTCCATTGGTCGTCGGTTGGAATCAGGCTCAATTGTACTTTGGTTCCATGGACCCACTTTACTTTGTGGATTTGGGTATTCAGATCGTAACTGACGGTTTGCATTTCTTAATGTTTGACCAACTGTGTTGTGTCCAATGTGGAATCCAGCATCTAAGAAATTTTGATCACTCAATTCACCTTGTCCTTGTGGATTTACTTTTGCCCAAGTACTATTAATATCAGTTGGTAATAAATCATTAGGTGATAATTGATCTTTTGGGAAACAATCTTTAGGATATTGATTTCCATCTAATCCAAATTCACCAGAGGCACCATTATCATTATCTGTAGATTTATATACTTCATTTTGTCCTAGATTTTCACCTGGAGATACTTTTTCATTTTTTTCTTCATTTTCTTGTTCAGCGGCAGCATGATCCGCGAATTTTTCTAGATTACCAATTTCATCTTGAATAGTTGCCTGTTTGTTTGAATAAGAGTTAACTAAATATATTAATGCTAATCCGGTTAACAGTATTACACCAAGTCTGATTAAATCTTTTTTGTTCATATTCATTACTATACAATATATTTATATTATTATTTTTTATTTTTGGAAATCTTAGAAAAAATAAAAAATTATTTTTTTATTTCATCTATACTTTTTTATCAAAAATCCTATTCTTTATTCATTATCATCATCATCATCCATCGTTTTTAATTCAGACTCCATTTGATGTAATTCACTTGCCGCTTGTATGGCTTTTAATCGACAATTTTCTGCTGTTTTATTAGCTCTTTCCGCATTTTCAAAATAGGATTTTACTTCAGAACGTTTATCCTCTATTAACGATTTCACTTCTGCTTTTGAAAGTACATCCTCTGTATTATCATCCTCATCTGTATATTGAGAATTCATGTCTTCCCTTTCTTCCTCTTCTCCTTCTCCTTCTCCTTCTTCTTCTACTTCTTCTTCTTCATCTTCATGTTCTTCTACTTCTTCTTCTACTTCTTCTTCTTCTTCTTCTTCTTCTTCTTCTTCTTCTACTTCTTCATCTTCTTCTTGTTCTTCTTGAACCTCTTCTTCATGAACCTCTTCTTCTTGTTCTTCTTCATGTTCTTCTTCTACTTCTTCTTCTTCTTCTTCTTCTTCATATTCTTCTTCTTTATGTTGTTCTTGGAGTGATACCTCTTCTATTTCAACATCAGATAAGATTTGTTCATCTTCTATATCACTTAATAATTCCAAGGAATCATCATCGCTATTTTGTATTTGAACTATGTTTGTTTGAACTTCATTTTCATCCAACTCATGATTTTGATCATCCATGTGATATATTTCAACAATATCATTTTCTCCTAATTCTCGTTTGATATTTATATGGTTATTGTCTATCTCATCTTCATTCTTATCCATGTTCTCATCCTCATCATTTGCCTCTTCATCTGCCACTTCATCTGCCTCTTCATATTCATTGTAGTCTGCTAAATGATTGATCATTTCATCATTGATTACATTTTTTGTTTTTGTTAGAGTTGATGTTCTGGCGGCTGGTCGTGATTTACTTTGAGAATTAGTATTGATGTATTTTATAAAATCTAATTTACTTTCTACTTCAATTAATTCATCAACATCCACTGTTTTTACAACCAATGAATACATAAAATTATTTTTATAAAATTCTAAACCTTCAACTTGAATTGTCGTAATGTGTGGATTTTTAATTTTTTTTAATAATCGAACATCTCGAACTGATACTTTTATAAATACCACATCATGGTCATTTGAATTATAAGGCGGAATATATTTATTTTCTAATATATCCTTTGTTATTCGTCGCCCATTAAACCATTTTCTAGATTTTTTAACACATTGTTCAACTGCACTGCTATCCAAATTATACAAAAATTCAATCAATTTTGAACACTCTGGATCATCCAAATCTATACAATAATAAATATTATAAGATCCATCCGAATTTTTTTTGTTTGTATACAAGGACATTCGTGGTAATTTTATAAACAAAGGTTCACTCAATTTTGCCATGTAAATGTCTCGATCGTTTTTAGATGGATCACTGAACTCTATACTAATGCTTTCAGTGTTTGCTAATTTTAAAGCCATTTATTTGTTATAAAATAAATATAACAAATAATTACTTACATTTTTACGCAAATATTTTTTTCGCACTCCATTTTATAATGAAATTGTCCTCATTATCAATGTAAATCGATGGAGTCATAAAAACCATAACCATGTCATTTTTCTTTAAATCAAAAATTGTTATTTCAGTTTGACGATTTAGACATTTTGTGATTATTTTTCCATAATTCTGCTTTATTTTAACAAGTAATTTGTCTTTATATTGAGAATCATCACTATATATAATTTGACTTTTGCAATAATATGTTTTTCCAGTTTGTTCTGAAACTTTGTTTATAAGATCTCGCTCAAACTCTTCTATTTTATTCTTGAATTTATCATTGTCCAAATCCAATTTTATAAAATAATTTGTTTTTCCGTGATATTTATATTCTTCCAGACCAAATGGTAAAGTAAATCGTGGTGTCATGATTTCATATTCTGTTTTTGTGTGCGAATTGACAAGTTTATAAAAATTATCAGTTTTTCGAATAATTTCAATGTTTTGAATCATTTATTTATAGCCGTTTTATTTACCATCCTAATTTTAAGTTCAATTCTAAACGTATTCCTTACAAATAAATAAAGGAAGTAAGTCCAAGTTGATTTTTTATTTTATTTTCAGTATAATAATATGATTAGTAAATTTGCGTCTGAAATTTTAGATAAAATTTTAAGCGAAATCAAAAAAAAACAAAATATGGATAAAATACACAATAACTTAATTGATCCTCTCATCTATTATTGTTTAAAACGCCTATACCCATATTTTCTATCTGTTTTAATTATTTTTATACTTTTATTTATAGTTGCTGTCCTCATTCTTATTTTATTAGTTCGAAACATTTATTCCTCCTAAATAACACATGCTGGATAACACAAAACAAAACAAGAGAACACAAAACAAGAGAACACAAAACAAGATCTTTTATTTAATTTGTTTATAAAAAAAGAAAATTGAAAATTAGTTAAAAGAAAAACACAGAATCTAATTATGGTTCTTATTACAATTGATGGCAATATTGGTTCTGGTAAATCCACATGTATATCCAAGTTAAAATCGTTATTTCCACAAATAACTGTACTTCAAGAAGAAATTAAAAATTTCAATCCATGGTTAAAACTATATTACAGCGACATGAATCGTTATGCAATGGGATTTCAAATGGAAGTTTTATTATCCCATTTGGAACATGGCAAAATTATTTCTGAAAATTCCAACTCATCTAATTTGATTTTGTCAGAACGTTCACCCCTTAGTTGCATCCATGTTTTTGGAGAATTTCTATTAAAAAATAATATTTTATGCGCAGAAGAGCAAGATTTATGTATCCGTTATAATGAAAAATATGGTTGGATGCCAGATCATATAATTTATATTCAAACGAAACCAGAAAATTGTTTTAAACGTGTTCAAAAACGAAATCGAATAAATGAAAATGACATTACGTTGGATTATCTTAAAAATATAGGTCAATTATATGATCAATTATATATCAATAAAAACATAAAATCTAATTTAATTTTACCAAAAATTCTAGTAATCAATGGAAATCAAACAATTGAAAAAGTTGTTGAAGATATTAAAAATATTTTATCTGTCCATGTCACCAAAAAATAGATCATTTATTTTCAAATGGTTTGTTTATTAATAAAATTATAAAATCTTCCCAATTGTTTTTATAATTTTAAAAATACATTTTTTTTATCAAATAAGCTGTCTATAATTGAGACATGATTTGTGGTTGTAATTGTTGTGGTTGTTGTAATTTAATTGGGGATATTTTTTTTACTTTTTTTGAATGATTTAACATAACAAGTTCTATATCATTTTTCATATTTTTTAGGAATTTTTTACTGGGATTCGCAAATTCTTTTCGAAATTTTGTATAATTGATGCGCTTAAATTGATTTAATTCTGTTCGATAT